CCAAGTCTTCACTACCAACTGACGTCGATGTACCTTCAACTGTTAGGTTACCTTGAATAATAACGTCACCAGAATCTAAGTCAATAGTTCCTCCTGGATTGATTTTTATTCTATACAGATCAACACTGTGATTATGTACTTTAGATGATGCCATGTTTTTATCCTAGCTCGGTATTATGCTTGTCCTGGTAAGTTTACGCTTAGTACTGCGTTAGGAACACTTGCTGATTCTCTAGCATCCGGTGTATTACCAATAGCCCAAATAGCGTTATCAGCAACGTCACCTTCAGGTGGTGTACCATTCTTTTCAATCTGTACAGTTCTGTTTCTTAGTTGAGTTACATTATAAGTTGTTGAATCAGATCCTACACAGTCAATTCTAAAAGTTCCGGCAGTCATTGCACCGTTTGCTGCTGTTGTAAGTTTCATGATTTCGCCAGCAGTTGGATCTGCGTTGTCTGAGTCTAAACGAACCCAAAACTGGTTTGAACCTTTTATTTTATAAATGTGTGCTGCTGTAGTAGCTTCTGAAGCACCAGTAAAGTAGTGGCGGCTTACTGCAATACGGCCTGAACCGTATCCGATATATTTTTTATTAATTGGACGTCCCATTGTTTTCTCCTTTGACGTTCTAGGTCATACGCGGTGGGTACCGCATAAATCCGGATTATCCGGCAGATATCTATGACATAAGTATTTATGCTTTTTACAAAAATGGTTACTTACCTAAATATTGTGATTTAATAAAAAAAGCACCTAGCGTAACTAGGTGCTTTTATCTGTTTTACAGTGTTTAAAATATAACAGTGGAGGAAAGTGAGCAATAAGCCAAGCAACATGCAAGAAACAAAATGCAATCTACAATGTGCAACGGAATGTTTATTTCTAGCGAGCAACGTGCAGGCCTAATCAAAGGTGTTATAACGCTAGAGCACACAAACTGTGGAGGCTAGGCCGGAGCCCAAACCAATGAACTATGTTTCATACAAGAAACAGAAACTTATCCTCTTCTCTTTCCTCCTACCGGGTAGTTTGCGGGTTCTCTAAGAGTCTATCCCGCTTAACTACCAAAACTTAGATAATGCCTGCGCGAGCAAGAATTTCTTTGGTTTGTTCAGAGAGTTCAATCTCTGTTGCAACGTTTAACTCAAGCAGATGGTCTTGCAAAACAACCTTCTGCTTTTTAAGTGCAGCAAGTTTTGTTTTAAACTCAGCAACTTCTACTTCTGCAAAAATACTGGTGCGAACAGTGTCTTCGCGTCCGTAGTAGTCAGACTCTGTGCGTGACTTGATCTTGTCAAGTTTTCCAACGATTACACCAGTTTCAACAGCAGGTACAACTTTTGCAAGTTTGCTGTAGAAAGCAATTTCCTTGTCAACTAATGCAACATCAGCAAGCAAGTCATTGATACCCGACTTGGCATTTGCTTGGGCAACAGCGCGGCGAATTTGGTAAACACTAACCAGTAGTGCGTCGCGAGTCAAACACTGCGAAACAAAACGTTCTTTAGCTTCTGCAATCTTTGCAGTAGGTTTTTCAAATTCGTTGATTGCAATTTCTGTTGCAAGGTCCAACCCTGCCATTGCTTCAGTGATTGCAGACTGTAGTGCGTTTGCTTTGCGTAGTGAAATTTTCATTATATTGCCTTTCTGTTTTTGTTAATAGCAATGTAACTTAGAAATGATGCAAGGTCAATCTCTTTTTTAAATATCAGTCAAAAAAAATAGCGCCCAGAGGCGCTATTTTTCTTTTTGTAACTACACTTAGCTATTAGCTGAAGCTTAGGTTTGCAGTTGTTACTGCTACTTTACCTAGGTAGTCTGCTGCGTTACCAAGCGACGAAGCAGTGTTAGTTAGTTCTACATAACCATAACGTGTCATGAAGCTAACAACTGGTTCGAATGTTGTTGGGTCTAGAACAACACCGCTGCTCATTAGCGGAATGTATGGGCAGTAGAACGCTGCTGCGTCTGACTCTGAAGTGCCCTTATAACCAACAAGAACGTCATCACCCGAAGCATATGTGTTAACATAAACTTTCATTGCACTGTTTAGAGTACCTACTAGCTTAGTGTTAGTTGGTGCTTCAAAAGTACCTTCAGTTGTACGAGCAAATGCTGAAGTAGTTGCTGACTGTAGTACAGTTAGAACAGTTGGCGAAACAACGCACCAGTTACCAGCGCCACGACGTGTACGCTGTGCAATTAGGTTGCTTGTACGGTTGATTTGAACTGCAAGTGCAGCATGTTCGTCACCAACGAATGTAGCAGTACCACTTACGGCAGCTTGGTCGTAAGTTTGTGCAGTGCCTGCTAGAGAACTTAGGCTACTAAGAATCTCTTGGTCGATTTCAGCAGTGATTTCTTGTGCTAAAGCAGCCATGATTTCTGCTTCAACATCAATACCGTGCTGTGACTGAGCATCTTGAGCAGCTTCGAAAGTCCAGCGAGCTGATAGCTTGCGTGACTTAGCTTCGACAGTTTGCTTCAAGATTTGGATGCTTAGTCTGTTACCAGCTACACCTTCTAGAGCACCAGTTGCACTTGGTGCAGCCGATGAGCTTGGTGTACCTGAGTACGAAGCAGCAATATTGAATGGGCTTAGTGCTTCTGAACCAGCAGTTGCACCGTTGTTGCCGTCAGCATAACGCACACGTAGAGTGTGAATTTGGCCAACTGGACCAGTCATTGGTTGAACACCAACAAGTTCGTTTGCGATAACTGTTGGCATAACACGTCTAATTACTGGAAGAATTACACGGTTTAGGGTTGCGATATTACCAGCAGCAGAAGCACCGGAAGTTGCAGATTCAGCTAGATATCTACGAGTATTTTCTAGCGTTGTTGCCATAACGGATTTCTTGTTACCGTTTAGGCCTTCGAGAAGCGCACCTTTTGTCTCCTGCCAGCGACTTTCTAATAGTTCTGACATTTTAATCTCCTTATTTAATTCCGGCAAGACGCTTAATATCAACTACGTTGCTATCTACGTCTGCGTTACTATTATTATTTTGTGTACGGTTGCCTGTTATTTCTGTGCCTTCTTTTAAAACTGCCTTCTGCTTTGCTGGAGATTTACCTTCAACTACGGAAGGTAGGTACTTGTCAAACGCCGAACGTAACTTAGGAGTTTGTACTGATTCCAGTAAGTCCATCATAATACTTTGTTGATCTTTACCTAACGGTGCAGTCAACTCGTTTAGTACTTTTTGACGTTCAGCTGATTCAACTAAACGCTTTACTTCTACATCTTTTGATTCAGCAATTTGTGTTGCTTTTCTTGCAATCACTTTTGCTTCTGCTATTTGCTTGTCCTTTAACTCAAGTACTTTTAACAGTTTCTTTGTTTCAGACTTTTCATTTAGATGCGAATTTAAATATTCTGAAGCAAATGCTTCGAATAGTTTACGACCGAAGTCGTGTTGACGTGCAGTATCGATATCTTCTTTGAGTTGACTAATTTCTTTTTTAAGAGTTTTGTTAACTGTTTCTGATACTAACTTTGCACTTCTACTGATAAAGTCAGCTCTGACCTTAGCAATGTGATCTTTTGCTTCACGTACTAGACGTACTTTTGTTTCAGCTAGATCTTGTTTATCTTCCTGGAACTCGGCAATTTCTTTTGCAAGTTGTTCGATTACAAATTCTTCAAGAGCAGAAAACTTTGATGCCATAGACTTTTGGTCTTCATGAAGTTCGGAAACTTCTTTAACTAAAGTTTCACTTACAAATCTTTTTAGTAGATTTGCATTTTCTTTCATAGCTATTGCATATTTTGCTTTTGCTTCTGCTAGTTGCTTACGATCTTCTTGGAATTCGGTTACTTCTTCTACTAGCTTTTCGCTAATCATAGAATCAATAGCTTCGATCATAACACTTTTGTCATGCTCGTACTTTTGTGCAAATTCCTCACGAAGTTCGACAGTTACTTGTCTGCGATTTTCAGCAATTTTTGCTGTCCATGCTTCTTGTATCTCGGTTTTCATTGCTTCAGTAATTGCTTCACTCTCTAAAAGGGCTTTTAGTGCTTCCATAATTTTCTCCTTTTATTGGAGCCTGCTTATTATGTTTAATAAGCTCTCTGCAATGTATTTTTGTGCCTGTTTATCGCCTTGTACTTCTTTACTAGTTAAAATTGCCTTGTATCCACCTCGTGTGTTCATTAGGTGTTCATAAATTGGTGTAGGATAAGCACCTGGCGCACTAGGTTGTGCTACTACGTCTACAGTGATTATCTCGAAATCTGATACTTCACCAGAACCGCTTTCGCTAACGTTACCGCTACCTCTCGATGAGACACCTAGCTTTACGCCGCTTTCCAGCATTGTTCTGACTAGTTGTCCCATCGGTGTAGGTAGGATTTTTAATTTTCCGTAACCATTAGGTCCGTCCATCCACATTTCAGTAATCATGTGGCTGACGCGGTCCAAGTTTATATTAAGGCCTTCTGGATGATCTACTTCCCCGAGCACTGAGTATCCGCCTTGGATTTGTTCGCTGAGCGTGGTGACAGCCCTGCCAATCTCTCTAACGGGATAAACACGCTGATTTGCGTTGCGTACTCCGCCTTGAATGCAAATTCCTTTCATATAAAGGTTTTTGCCTTCATCAGCAGACTCAACGACTATCCTTGCTTGGTCGAAACTTAAATGTTCACGTAGGTAGTTCATCCGTTTTCCTTAACCTTAGCTGCCCATTATTGATTTAGAATTGGCGCCGTTGTCTCCCTTTGCAGGGGATTTTGCTGATGTCATTGATTTACCAGCCTTACCGCCAGGAACGTTTACGTTACCAGCGTTATCTTCTTTAGTCGATGGGTTAGCTAAGCCGCCTTGTGTTCCGCCCTTCTCTGTTGAGAATGACTTAGCAATATTAGCAGTTGTTCCGCCCATGTCGTTCTTACCAGCTACTGCTGACTTGTTGTTAACTCCATTGTCGCCCATTTTTGCGCTTACTTTTTCTACGTATTCACGCATTTGTTCAGCTGCTGTTTGCTTGCCTTTTGACTTTTCTTTTTCTTTGTCTTTAGCTTCAAAAGCTGGTGCAAATACTTCTTTGGTTTCTTCGTCGTCGTCGCCTTCGTCGTCCATGTCACCCATGTCGCCTTCGTCGTCGCCTTCGTCGTCACCCATTAGCTTTTCGAATTCTGCTCTTAGATCTTCTAGTGCGTCTTCTAGGTCTGCAACGCGGTCTTCTACATCACCTTCACCTTCGTCGCCCATGTCCATGTCGTCTTCGCCGCCCATGTCCATTCCCATGTCGCCCATCATGTCGTCAGTTGCATCGCCGCCCATTACAGGTGCTTCAACTTCAAACTCGTCTAGGCCAAACATTTCTTCTAGATCTTCTTCGTCTGATTCTTCTAGTTCGTCTTCTTCTGACTCGTCTACTTCTTCATCAGTAGCTTCTTCTAGATCATCTTCTTCATCGTCTTCGTCTTCCGACTCGATTATGTTTTGATAAATTTCACGTGATTTTTCTACCACGATTTCATGGAATAGTTCTTCTGCTCCGGCGCGATCTTCGTTAATCAGACGCTCGAGCATTTCTTCAAACTTGCTGCGATCAGTCATTGTTATCTCCTTATTTAGTTGTCAAGGCTGTCAGTTATATTTACACTTTATTTTAAAAACCATGCTTAAATGGTTATATTTAAGCGTATTTTTAAAATTTTAAAGTAAATTAAATCTTTTCTTAAATAAATCTACTGTAATGTGTGTTAAATTTATCAATCCTGATAGAGTTTCTGGTACAAAACTGTTTTGATCTTCAACTACTCTTATATATTTTATAGTGTTGTGTTTCTTGATACATGTTGCAGTTTGTCTAGCCCAGTTTCCAAAGTATGTGGCTCTTTCGTTTTCTCGTTTGTAATTTTCTGTGCCTGCATACACATTGTTTACCAACTCTTTTCTCAATCCGATACCTTCATAGTCAAAGCCTAAGATATAGATTGTTTTGTATACATGTGTGCTTGCTAGCATCAATGCGCTAGGTCCGCTGCTCCATCCTAAGTTAGGATTGAACAAATTTAATCTTGGAACTTCTCTTGTGTATCTGTTTGGATTGGTCCAAACTTGATGATTCATTTGATAGCTTTTTCCAGAAATTTCTTTTATCATTTTTGTATCAACTGCAATCAAATGATCAGGAGAAAATTCTCTATACAGTCCATTGCATCCGTAGATTTTTCCATAAGGACGCAATTCCTTTACGTCAATAGGCTTTCTGCTTGTGCCATTTCCTAACACAAATGCAACAGACTCATCTCTGTTTATTTCTAGTTGTGGATAGTATTCTTTTTCTATTGGCGTGTTAGATAACGTTTTGTTTTTTTCTTGTCGTTTTCTAATTTTACGTTGTTCTTTTGTTTCGCCAGGGATATGACTTTTAGGCAAGTGTTAATCCTTACACTTGATCTGCTGGTGCTTGTGCTGCAAGTCCATACATGGCTCTAATGTGAGATAAATCTTTGTCAGCTTCTTGTCTGTGCATGTCATCTGCACGTCTTGCTTTATTGATATCACGTAATGTTAATCTAGTTTTTCTAGTGTCGCCGATTTTAACTATAGATTCATCGTCCTGAGGTTCGTAACGATTATCCTCAGTTGGCTCTAAAGTTTTTCTGTCAAAGTAATAAAGCTCACGTAATATCATAATGTATTTATATCTCCGGTGCAGGTTGAGCAGCGGCGCCTGCGCCGCTTAATGGACTTTCCTCGCCAGTTGGTTCTTGAGGTGCTGTTTCTGTATCTTCGCCTTCTGCTGAAGCTAGATCGTTGCTTATGTCAGCACCAGTTATACCTGCATCACGCATTTGTACAGTTGGGTCTTGAGACGGTGTGCCAAATTCTTCATCGTTCTCTTCTTGCCATAGGCGCTCATTTTCTGCAATTTCTTCTTTGCTCAGTCCTAAGAATCTTGCTAGGGCAAATCTATTTGAAATAAACGGTACCTGTTGCATTGCTGTAAATGTATTGATTCTGTTGCTGTCAAGTTCTGCTTGACGATAGCTTGCAAAGTTTTGCGGTGGTTGAAGTTTTAAGTCAAACATAGATACGTCTATGTTTACACCCTTTTCAACTAGATACAACTTAAACTCGTTGTTGAATATTTCAGCTATTAAACTTTGTAGTCTTTCGCAGTAATTGTTAAAACGCAATTCTTGAATGTACGCTGTGCCAACTCTACCATCATTGTAAGTTGAACTTGCATCATCTGCACCAGTCGGAAGATAAGAACTTGGAATTCTCAATCCACGTATCAACTTGTTTGTAAAATAACGTAAGTCGTCAATCTCACCTAGGTTTGTACCACCTGGTAGTGTTTCAACCTTTGATCCTCTACCTTCTGCTGTTTGCGGGAAGAAGTAGTCTTCATTTATGCTAAGTGGGTTGTACGAGCTGTCTATAACATTTTGACCGCCGCCTGTCTTACTAGGTATACGTCTCTGATGAATTTCAGTTTTTACCCGTTCAACAAACTGCATAGCAAGGTGACTGGGCATGTTACCAACGTCAACATAAAACACTCTGCGTTCCGGTGCACGTTGCACACGATAGATGATGATAGCGTCTTCGAGTAATTCTTTTTGCTTGTACACTTTGAAGATAGTTTCAAGCAAACTGTTGCCAAACGGATAGTTGTTGTCCAATCCTTCGCTTAAACTTAAATGTACCATATGTTCTGCGTTAATAGCAGTTTCGTTTGTTTCATTCATGAATCTGCTGGTGTTAGGTCCAGGAGTTTGACCAGTCATATACTTTTGTTCAAGCGTTTGGTATCCAGGTTGATTGCCGCCTGGTCCGTATGCGTTTGTTGTATTGATCTTTGTAGCACTCAACGCTTCAAATGAAATATTAATATCTTTGACAATGTATTGTTCTGGACGCTTGCCATCACTTTCGTTAACAATTATTTTTGTAACCTTGGCTGGATCAACGTGGAACCATTTTTTAGTTTCCGGATCTCTAATGAAAAATTGATCGCCATACTTGAAAGCGTTTCTTATGATTTTAAATATTCTAGTTTCAAACTGTTGTAGTTTTGACCACTGCTTTAAATATTGTCCTAGTATCTTAACTTCTGTGTTTGTTGCACTGTTGTTAAAATTAATTTTAAATGGTGTACCGTTTTCTTTGTTGGTTTGACTACAAAATTCAGCCAAGATGTCCAGTGCAGCATTCACTTCGCTGTCGTTGTCCATGGTATTGTACTGACCATAACGTTCAATACGGTTAGGAGATCCTACGTAAACATCAGGCAAATGACTTGAGTAATTGGCAGCAGCAGGACCCATGCCCGAACCGCTTTTAAAACTAAATGGGCTATAGCTTCCACTGGCATTCATGCTAGTTGGTACAGGGGTAAAGTATTTTTTCCAACTCATGCTGGTGATCCTCTATAATAATCAAATCCTAGCGATTTAACATTTTTCATTGTTCTTGTTTGAACTCCTAGTGCAGAATCAAGCAATCCTGCCACTCTCATCATAGTATTATTTAACTGATCTAGCTTTTCGTTTGACATAGTCTGATTGCCTGTGCTATTGTATTTTGCAGTTTCTTCAGGACTTAACACACGTTCTCCTCTGTGAATTTGAGCAACAGTGTCCTTGGGTTCAAACTTGAGTCCAGTTGTTCCTAGAGTTCCAATTGATTTTTGTTCAGGTGGTATAGCACCAACAGGTTGTTGATCCATTTGTGCTTCTGCTTTAACAAATGCCGAAGCAGCTTGCTCAAATAACCGTTGTTCTTCTTCTGATGCATTTCCGGCAGTATATTTGTCGCCTAACTGTTGTAATGCATCTTTAATTGCACTTCCTTCAAACCAATATTCATCTGTATTAACTTGTTTTAATAGTTCTGTTATTATGGCAGGATCGACTTTATCCTGACTACCGCCTACTAATCCTATTGTAGAAACGTTAAACCAATCTTTACCTAAGATAGCATTAAGTGCATTTTCGGCATCTATTTTTGTAACAGGGCCTCCGGAATTTCTTGCAGCTATAGCTGCATCTGCTTGTCTTGCTGTAACATCTTCTCGGTCAGTTATTCCTAAGAAAGCTGCTAACGAACTATTAACAAACATATCTTGTATTACATTAATTAATCTAGTAAACATATCTGTCATGTCTGTAAAGAAATTGTTAATTACCGTTTGGTTAGCAGGATCATTCCAGAAATTACCGATACCTTCTATTGCAGCAACAAACGCACTGGATATAGATTCTTTTATAGTTGTTAATATCGACCCTTCATTAAACAAACTGGAAAATCCATCTGATATAGATTGTAGTAATCCACCTTGTCTTTCTATACGTACCTCGCCCGGCCTGCCCTGAGTTCCTATTTCTACTTTTGTTCCGAGCAGCATATCCATGAACCAATTTTTTATGCTAGTTCCTAGTTCGCCAACTTTTGTTTTAAATAGTCCCATAGGATCATCACTTAGTGCTAGTTCATTTGTAAAAGTTGTAAAATCCTTTACTAAAAGTGTAAGTATGCCATTCTCTCCAAATAAAGAATCGATAATTCCTTGAAATCCTGATGTTAGACCTCCTGCGGTGCCACCTGTTCCTGATTCACCAAATAAAGAATTAACTAGTTTTGTAATTGATTCACTAAATGCTTTTAAGGATCTTCCAAATGGTGCATTTTCTCCAAACAGCTCGTCCATTAAAAATGTTTTTACGTTGTTTAACGCATTTTCAAATGCAACTAATGTTTCGGTGATTGTGTCTCTTGCATCTTGTTCTTTTACCATTCTGTCTATTTGTTCTTGAGTCAAGTCTGAATAACTACGTAGTCCTGCTCCCATGCTTGCAATACTTGCAAACGCACCGTCATTTTTTATTAACTGTTGGAAACCGGGTCTGTTTGAAAACATATCAATGTCTTTACCGACACTTGCAAAGAACTTCATCATTTCCTGAGTAGACATGTTTTCAATGTCGCCGCCTAATGCTGCAAATGCATCACTTGACGTTATTAGCTTCTTTGTTATTTCATCATCTGGAATACCGTCAGCTAAATCAATTAGTGCTTCTTTCAACTCCGGACTAGCAGATCCTGCTACAGCCAATGTTTGGTTAAATCGTTTTCTTTGATCTTCGTCCATTGCGATTGTAGCAAGTCTAACTCGTTGATCAGCTTGTTGTTGAGTAATTGTTTCAGCAAGTTGCTTTCTGCTTATTCCTGTTAACTTAGAAAGCTGATCAAGTTCCATTCCGTAACTAGCAGCGGCCGCTGCTAGTTGACGATTAGATCTAGTTTCTCTTCCTACTTGACTAATAGAAAAATCAGAGTATTCTAGCAACACATCATTCAAGTCAGTCATAGTAAACCCAACTCTACTTAGGCCAATTCCAAAATCTTGTCTTAGTGTTTTACTGATTTGTCCAAATCGTTTAGCACCTTCAGTAACAGTGCCACCTAACATTCGTAGTCTTGTACTGTTCTGAGATACAAGATCACTAAAATCTCCTAAACTCATACCGGTCATTGCACTAGTTTTAATAAAATCAAACAAACTGTTGTTAAACCCAGCACCTACTGAACTCAGTTCTCTGTAGGTATCAATTAAGTTGTCAGTGTACTTAACAAGACTGGTAATAGCACTGTCAGCGCCGAACACTGCTCTGCTAAAGTCCGAAAGTCTATTGCCGCCAAACAGGAATTCTTTTCCTAAGCCTACAGCAGCACTTGCAGTACCAGATATAGCTTTTCCAAAAGCACCCTGCTCTTTTGTTCCAGTTTTTAATTCTTTTATGTTTGAAGCTCTAGCTAGACCTTCCAGTCGCAGTCCGCGATCTCTAGCAGTATCACCTTTGCTTAATGCGGAAACCAATGCTGCAAGCGTAGCTTCACTGGCAACACCTTTCGGACCGCCTACATTGGAAATTTCTACTTCATCTACCATTTGCTAACCTAAATTAAATACGTACATAATTATATCGCATATATACTACATAGTATTTATCCGGAGAAAAAATACATGAACCTGTCCGCATCTAGCAATCCGTTAGCAAAGCATTTTAGACAACCTAAACTATATGTTACATTGCCTAGTAAAGGATATTTTTATCCCAAAGGCTCGTTTGAAACAACGGAAACGGGAGAAATCCCTGTGTTGGCCATGACTGCCAAGGATGAATTGCGTTTTAAAACACCCGATGCACTGTTAAACGGGCAATCAACTGTTGATGTAATACAAAGTTGTATTCCTAATATTAAAAATGCGTGGAACGTACCCAGCATCGACGTAGATTATATCTTAATCGCTATAAGAATTGCAACCTATGGTGAGAAGATGTCCATTACCACCACACTGCCCAACACAGACATTGAACGCTCGTATGACGTTGACCTAAGAATACTGTTGGATCAAATTTCATCAAATGAATATGAAAACATAGTGTCCTACCGTGATTGGAAATTTGAAATTGCACCTACAAATTATAAAAATTTCACTGACAGTGCAATGAAAACCTTTGAAGAGCAACGAATATTAAAGCTACTAGACGACGACAACATGTCCGAAGTTGAAAAAATACAACGCTTCAATGAAAGTTTTACTAGATTAACTGACTTGAACATAGGATTAATGGCACGAAGTGTAGTTGCTATTCAATATCAAGATGAAGATCCTGTAACTGATCCGACACATATAGCAGAATTTTTTGACAACGCTGACAAAGACTTGTACAAAGCTGTGCTGGATCACATCGAAGAACAAAGAAAAAAGTTTAAAATAAAATCTTTGAAAGTTGTAACTGGCGAAGAAGAACGTGCAGCAGGTGCTCCAGAAGAATTCATGCTGCCTATTATTTTTGATCGTTCTGATTTTTTCGCATAAGGATCTCAACTTGGTCAGTTGAAAAGATCTTACAAGAAGTTGAGATCCTAGATAACGAAACAAAACAGCTAAAACATAACTTGTTTAAAATTTGTTGGAGCATGAGAGGAAGCGTTTCGTTGTCAGAGGCGTATGAGTTGTCACCCGAAGATCAAGAAATCATAGCTAATTTAATAAAAGAAAATCATGAAGTAGCTAAAAAAACAAACCTGCCGTATTTCTAAGCAGGTTTGTTTTATTTTTATAGTGATGCTTTAAGTTTTGCTTTTTGTTGAGGTGTTAAACTGTTAACAAAATTAGTTATGTCAGGAGCGCCTTGTCCTTGTGCAGGTGGATTGTCAGCAGGTGTCGGAGTCTTAGCAGCATAACGACTTTTTGCACCTGTAGAACCTTGAGATTTAAATCCAGCTTGCGATGCTTTCTTTAATAGTTCGTCAACTTCAGGATTGGTCAACGGAGACTCATCAGGAGTACCGCTTTGTCGACGTATTGCTTGCATACTACTATTAACAAAGTCAGTAGGAAGACCTTTTTTTCCTAAGAAATCAATAAAATCTTCAACACTCAATGTTCCTTTGGCAATACCACTGCCTGCCATCCAACCAGCAAGATCTTTCTTCATTGTAATAACATCTTTATTTACATCAAGATTTGCCTTAGCTGCACTACTACCAAATTTACTTGCTACACCTGCTACAGCACGTTGTAACATGCCCATAGGTTTTTCATTTAATTCTGTTTCTGAGATTATCTGATGTATTTTCATTCCAAGTATCCTTAAACTTATTTGTATTATTTATGAATAACCTTTGAGTTGAACTACGTTCAACTGTGTTATCGCTATCGCTCAACACATATTATCTTTATCTTAATGATTAAGCATGTGTGTAACACATGCAATTAATATTATGTAGATTAATCTGGTCAGACGGAACCTGTTAACAGGTTCCTCCTTCTCAAACATTATGTGAGTATCACCAGCCGAGACTTGGAAGTAGGTGTTTTCTGCTACACAATGGGCTCTGACCTTTCCCAACCTACGTCGACATCAAAATATAGTGTATGCGCTATAAAAATATTTTAATAAAATTCTTTTAGAGTGCATACACTACACTTTTATCCGTTGCTTCGTTCCTAGTGCAAACGGTTTTTATGTGTAATGTGCAGTGTTTCGATTGCCAACATTCAACCTATGTCAATCAGTGAGCCCAATTTGTCTGATGGCTTCCACTCTCTGGAGTGTCGATCAACATGTTACGTGTCCGGTACCACCCGGTTTTTCCACAGCGGTGTTTCTAAACTGGCCCGCTAACCTT